ATAATTATAATTTGACCCCTTCTTATACCAATTAAAAGCTTTAGCAAATTCTTTTCTAAGTCTAATATCGTCCTTTCTAATATCATAAATTTTTGATGCTATATTATCATTAGCTATTTGTAATTCTAGTTTCATACTCTCTTATTCTTTAACTAATAATATCTTTGGGGGAGGTTATTCTAACAATTTAATATCAGCATTTTCTCCAGATATAATACTTGGCAACATTTTTCCTTTAAACTCTTGCCACATATTACTTACACTATTTCCTTTTCCTATAGCTATGTGAGGCATAAATTCTTGTTCAAATTCTATTAAGCCACTATCAATACCAATAAATTTATTTTTTAAATAGTGCCAAAAAATTCTATAAGCCTGCTTTTTTAATTTCTCATCATTAGGTATGTTGGGTATTATCATTCTCACTGGAAGTATCCCTCCAGTTCCTCCGTCTAAAGTAATAGGTTTCATAAACTCAAGCATAATGGCTGAGCTATCATCATCCATAACTAGACCAGCACTCTTAGCTGTTTTGTTTCCTATGTTTGTAAAACGAGTTTCGGTAATACCCCTCTCTTCAAGGAGTTTAATAATATCTCCTTGTGTTCTTCCCCAGTCAATACTGGTATTTTTAAAATTTTTTACATCTTTTAACATATCTCTCTTATTCTTTATTTATTTATTAATATCTTTGGGGGAGGTTAGATTATATTCACCATCAGAATGAGAATATTCCCATTCACCACAGCTACATTCATAGGGAGACATCCTATACTATCGCCAGTATACAGCTCGTGCCAGCCCACAGGGCCTTACCCCGCTTCGCATTTACATAAATGTTAATCTGCTAATATACTGGCGGTAATAAACAAATTCACTGCTTATTTAATTCATTAAAAACTTTAAAATAATATTTAATAAAGGGCTTATTTAGTTCTTTGCAGGTAGTAAAGCTTCTCTGTGCCCTGTGGATATCCTGTTGACAAGTCTTAAATATAGACCCTCTCTGATTGTAAGAAACTCCAGTAAATTCAATAATTTCCAAAGCCAGCTCTTGCCAGTACTGGACAGGTCTCTCTTTTTTCTTATTTTGTTTTAGACTAAGTATGTCTTTTATATCTTGCATGGGGATATGTTATGTTTTTACTATACACCATACTATACAAAAAGTCAAGCGATAAAATCGATTATTTGTCCGCATCTTATACCTTCATTGAACTATTTTTGATTGTTAATTTGTTATTTTTAAGGCTTTCCTTTACTTTTGCTCATTTAAACTATACATATAGTTATCCACAAGTTATCCCCAAAACTGATTTGCTTTTTGTTTTTAGATATGGTATAATGATAGTAGTCAGTGATAGAGCTGAGTTCTTAAAAACTTCCTGTGAGTTTAGGTCAGGGCATAACCCTTTCAGCCTCTCACAGTTGCCCAGTTGAATGAAAGGTGAAATTTCATACCGTTCCCGACAAATATATGAAATCTATTTGTGTCTATTACATTCCACTTAGTGCTTCTCCTGTAATAGAACTACCTCGGCCCTCCAAGGAGGCACCGAAGAGAAGAGAAGCTAACCAGTACCGAGATAAAAACGGAATTCTATTGGTGAAGTCCCATGTATGTTTCTAATAAAAACAGGGCTTTTTTCTACCATTCCCTCTAAATATATGAAAAAGAAACAATTATTAACAAAATTTCAAATAAAACAATCACTTAAAGAAGAATCAGATTATTATGATAGAATCAAAGAACAAGAAAGACTTGATAGAAAGAATAGAAAATCCACTAAAAATGGAAAAATTAAAACCTATAAATTAAATTGTATTCTCTAAAATGTATTATTATTAACTGATGCATTTTTTTTTATGACCACAAAACCAAAAGAAAGAACACCTTGCGAAGTTTATTCCAGAGTCGTAGGGTACCTAAGACCAATAGCACAATGGAATGATGGCAAGAGAGCTGAGTTCTCAGATAGAAAGACTTTTGATAAACAGCTATAATTATTGTTTAAAAACGAATTTATTTTCATCAACTATTATTTGATTATTATAGAAATATTCTTTGTGGGGTTTGGATTCTAGTCCTTTCCACACCTCACTTTTGGCGGAATTGATAATGTGATTCTTCATTCCTTTTCTTAGAAATAGTTTTCCACAGGCAGGGCATTCAACTCTGTCTTTTTTGATTGTTTCTTCCATAAAATTTTTATATTGACTTTAATAAAATTACTATTATTATTGCTACCACCCCTCCAGTTATAAAACCAGCCCAGAAATTATCACCTGGTTGTTCAAATTTCTCATACAGAGGGCCGAACGAGGCTTCGTCTGTCGAGCTGTCATCTTTTGTTTTTGTTGTTTTTAAACAACCAGTGTTGTTCACCTTCTTATTTTTAGAAGGATTTTTTGTATATTTGTAATCCATATTTTTTTTCTTAATTATTTAATTTATATTTAACCATTTCCCATAGAACATCTACTATTTCTTTTTTAGCACTAGACCTATCAATATCTTCTTCACCTTTTCCCCAATTAATCATCCAATTAAAACCTGGTTTTTTATAAATACTAAACCAGTCTTCTCCTAGTAATTCTATCATTTGTCCGATGGTAGGTAAATCTGTTTTATCAATTATAATATATGGACTATTTAAAAATATCTCTTTATGCTCTTCACTTATCTCATTCCATTGTTTTTTATTAATTCTTTGTTTCATACTTTTTTATTTTTAATTTTATTATCCCAGTCTGTCACAAATAATGACAAACTGAGGGAAAAAACTAATTAATTATTTCTTCTTCTACTTTGAGTTTAAAAACTCTAATATTTGAACATTCTTCTCTCTTTTTAAAATATTTTAACATTTTGTCTTTATTTTCTTCATCTTTACAAGGATGTTCTTTTATTTCATCATATTTAATTATGTATTTTTGCATACATTTTATTTAATTATTACATTTAATCTTTGAAGACCAAACTGAATTGCTTTATCATAGGCTTCTTGGTTGTATCCCATAAAAATATCAAACCTACCATTAAATTTTAAAGCAGTCCTATCTTCACAAATATATATTGTTTTGTTAATTTCGACCTTTGTACCGAGATTAATCTCTCTCGGACAAGCCACAGCCCCAATATAAGCCCTTTTGCCACTTGCCATTATGCAATTTTCATAGTGGCAACTGTCAAATTCGCTATAAGCTGAAACTGTTCTTATTTCTCCTTCAATTATTATTAATTTTACAAGTTTAAAATTTTTTTGAGGCACATTCACTTCTGCGACTACATAGTAAGGTATTTGTATAAAAAGACCTGACACTATTGTCAAAATAAAGAACAAAGCAATAGAAGAGAGTAAGTATTTCATAACCAAAATTTATTTATAGTTATTCCTATTGCTATTCCTATAAGACCAGACACAACAATTAATATAATTACTATTACTTCTTCATCACTCATATTTTTTTATTAATGATAATATCTTGTCTATCCATATTATTTATATATATATTTACAATTAAGGTGGTCTATTTCGTGTTGGAATATTTTAGATTTATGTCCGCTTAAATTTTCTCTAATAGTATCTGATAATGTTCCATCTTTTTTTACTGTTTTATATTCTACTTCACATTTATTCCATCTCGGCACTAAAATTTGTCTTTGCTTAGGAAAACTCAAACAGCCCTCCAAACTATCAACAGGAACAACTGTGTGTCTAATTATTTTTGGGTTTACTATAATCTCGCCAGTTTTTAAGACAAAAAACCTCAAAGGATAATTATCTTCTACTTGCTGATGAGCAATAGCAAAACCACCATTGTATAATCCAATGGGTTTAAAACAAAGTTTTATCATTTCTGTTGCGTCTTTAATTACTCGCAACAGGTTTTCTTTTTTCACTTCTTCGCTTTTATTTTGATGCGCTTTTATTATTTCCATAATTATTTATTTATTTAACTACTATATTTATCTGACCTTGAGTAATCGCCGTCGTGCCAGCAAAATTCCCACCCACATTTGCACACGACTTTATCGTGGGTAATACATTTTTTACAAAAAAGAGGATAATTTTTTTTTTTATTTCTAATAAAAACAAAACTTTTCACCTTACAACCTTTTTCTTTTGAGTGAAAATGGTGGTTTTTTACTTTTTTTTGACTGAGCATAGGTTTTTTTGATAATTATTTATCTTTTCGCATATTTCCCATATTAAATAGTTTAGTTAAAAAAACGGAGACACCACCCCTAATACCTTTCGGCTATTCTCGAAGAATATAAATAGGGGTGATGAGCGTTGATAGAGTATCGACTAACACTCTAACAATTAAATAGTGAAGCAATTAAATTTATAATTAAATTTCTAATTCACAATATTTATAATTTAATTTCTCTAATAAGGTCGGTAAATTTCTCCTGTTCTTCTTTCGGCAAAGCGTTATAATGAACACTGCCAGTTATAAAGCACCACTCGCTGTCGTCGCTCCCATCAGGGGCTTCTTCTTTCCACTTATTTATTATAATATCTTCACCGTTGTCAAGTTTTATGGTAAAATCTTTAGATATTATTTTATTAATTAGTTGTGTATCTATTATTTTTATATGTTTATAATTTAGTATTAATAGCATTAAATAACAAATCATAGGCAATTGTTCTCTCTTGTCTTTCTTCTAGAGTTCCCCCCATTTGTTCTGCTTGTTCGTCTATTAAATTTAATGTGTCTAATAGTTCTAATTTTTTATCGTGTGTCATAATGTTTATCTCCGTTTAGCTCCACTATTTAATTGTCAAAGAATTAAACACTCTAAAAGGTAAATACTAGGCAAAGTTAATTAATTAAATAATATATTCTTAACAGGTACATCATTAAAAATATTAATATGTACACCAATTCTATCATTTGGTAAATCAAAAAGATTTTGTAGTTGAGTTTGTAGTGTGTGTGCTTGTGATTGTTTTAAATTATAGTCTGGCTCGTGTTGTTCTTCTTTTGTTTTAAATTGTTTGAAAGCTATTTTATTTATAGTATCAAAAACAGTAAAAATAGTCATAAAATTTGTCTCCATTTGTGCCTAGTATTTACTTTTCAAAGTGCAAATAATAATAATCAAGAAGGATGAGACAATATCTAGCAATCATTTTATGATATTATCTCTTAGCTATAGAAAGCCAAATCCTTTGCTTCTACCTTGACTGCTTAAGCTACTACACCCTTACGGGTGGGCGGGATTCGAACCCACATCCTTATTAATTACTATTAATATTTATATGTTTAGTTAATAACAATAATATTCTATATAGCTATCGTTTTCGGCTTGTTTGCTCATCTTTTGTAGAATAAATAAAATATTTTTTTTACTTTCATCTTGTTTGACTTTTATATCCCCAGACTTAATATTTTTAATTAAATTATTTATACTATCTTCTTGTATTGTTATTAAGCCACCACCATTGTTGTCTAATTGTTCAGTATCAACTAGATTATAGTAAATAGTTTCATTATTCCAAAGATTAAAAGTTGGACTTTCTTCAGTCTTAATCTCTTTTAGTTTATATGCTCTTACACTCATATATTTTTTACTTAGTTATTAATTTTCGGGCTATATCAAGAGTATTTAAACACTCTAAAAGGTAAATACTAGGCAAAGTTAATTAATATTATACTAAATATTCTTCTAAATTCTCATCTTTAAATTCTTTTGGTAAACCATCTCTTATATTTTCAATGTTATAAAACCCACTGCAATAATCTTGCAATTCTCCGTCTTCATCATAAACATTGACGGCATAAATTTCACCATCTGTCCATTGATTATATAATTCTAGTTCTTGCTCTATTGTAGTCTCAAAGTCTTTTGGCGCTAGTCCAAATTCTTTTTGAGTTTTGTCCGTAATAATATAAAAGCCATTATTACTATAATCAAAGCCGTTCTTTTCCCCTAAACTATATTTTACACCGCTATGCTCATATTTTGATATGGGAAAAATTGCGATTACCTTCTCTTCTTGTGTTTCATTTATTTCTGCTGTTATGGCCTCTATATGTTCTTTTAGATTTTTAGCAATTTCACCATTGTTTTTAATTATCTCTTGCATTATTTCGTGTTGGTCGGGACTATTATAATTCTTATCAACTGTTATAAAATATCCTAAATTACTATCTTCTCTCGGGCTAGTAGCAAAGTCATCTATAAATATCTCTAGTCGTGGCTTTTCTACTTCTTGTTTATATGTTTTCATAAAATTTGTCTCCGTTTGTGCCTAGTATTTACTTTTTAAAGTGCTAACTAATTTACTCATTACTAGGCTACCAAGTAGTCCAGTGTATCAATAAGCTAATCACAAATATCAAATTCAATAATATCAAATTCAATATCATCCATTTTTATCTTTTCATTACATTTGGCACAAATTACTTTTTCAAAGCCGTCTGTTTCTCCGCTTTTTACTGCTAGTTTGCCAGTCTCTAAATCTAGCGTTCCACTGTTCCAGATAGTTTCTTTTACAAAGAATTCATTTGAGCCACATTTACATCTTGTCATATATTTTTTACTTAGTTATTAATTTTCGGGCTATATCAAGAGTATTTAAACCTCTATAAAAGGGAGACGAGCAAAGTTAATTAATTAAGGTTTGTAAGTTTATATTCTCCACTGTCTATTTTCTTTTGTGTTTCAGGTTTTGTTTCTTCTAAAAATCTATTTCTATTTATAGTTTAGCATAGCAAAATCATTTTGTCAAGTCGGTTTTATTTTCCAATTTGTTTCAGGAATTATTTGCTACTTTTATATTAATAATTAGGTTCTTATTTATACTCTAGCTTTATAGCTAACTTTAGCCAAGGGTATAGCGTTAGAAAAAATGTTAATAACCTAATTTTTTTTCGGCTATATCAAAAGTATTTTTGTCCCCTAATAAGCAGATAGAGAGAACCAATTATAAGTAATATAAAATTAAATATAATTTTGTCCGTTTCTCTGGTTTTATGGAAGTTAATAACTAAAACAAGAATATGGCAGGTTCAAAAACAAAAACAAGCCTTCGCGGCCGCGACGCAGAAACCGGTGAGTTTACGACCGTCAAAGAAGCTCGAAAAAACTCATGTGTTCTCTCTATTTGGCTATTAAAGGGCTTTTTCTTAAAAAAGGGCTTGATATAAAGCGTTTTAAGCGTTTTTATAAAAGGCTCGTGAGTGTTATATCCTATTTTTTAAGGGGTTTTAGTTGATTAAAAGCCTTTTTTTAATATTTCGTTTAGTCTTTTATATTTTTTAGGGTAGTTCATAAACCAAGTTGGGTCTATTTCTTTTTCAATCTCTGTTGGTTCTTTTTTTTGTTCTTTATTCTTATTTACTGTTTTCATAGTTGTTAGTTAATTTTTAGTAGTTGTTTGCTTTTTTCGGGCTATATTGAAAGTATTTATTCCTTTTGACATAGAGAGAGAATAACCTTTGTGTTCTTACTGATTGCGTTTATTGATTGTTAGGCTTATATTTAGTTATTTATAATCTTTTATTATAGCTTACTTGCTATTTTATATTAGCTTACTTGCTGTTTTGTTGTGATTGACTTATATAATCTTTTATTATGGCTTACTTGCTGTTTTGTTGTGATTGACTTATATAATCTTTTATTATGGGAGAATGGGTGGTGGAGAGGTCTCCCCCCTCCTAACCCCCTCCCCCTACTCAAACATTTCCAGTATTTCCTCTAGCGTTATCCCTACCCTCATCTTCCTTCCCAAAGCAGTTTGAGCAAAATTACCATTAAACAATATATCATTCATATCTATTACTTAATTGATAATAAAAGCACCCTCACAAGCTACACACTGCCGTACCTGCCGATTATCTTCAAAATAGGTATAATCTTCCACAAAATCCTTTTGCCACGCTTAGAAAAGCGTTTAAGGACTAAGTAGCCTACAACTATCTCTTTTCTGTTGTTTAATTTAATATGTTTAATCATATGGTTATTATTAGTAGTTCAGGCAAAAGGCTTTTTGATATATATCTTCCGATATACTTACTATTCTATTATTAAAGCCTTTTACCCAAATAGAAGTTTTCCACCTCATCACATTCAGTATACATCAGTGACTAGGATTTGTCAATGGCTTTTATTTCCCCATTGGTTAGTCAATTACTGAAGTTGTCCACAGGTACAGTCAAGAATCAGAGAATCACATTTTTGACATTGAGGTGGGTAGCACAAGGTAGGTCGCTTGAGTTGGTGTCGCTTGTTGTTTATCTATATATAGCTCACATACAAAAGGTGGGGGGTTCAGAATCGCAATCCAAAAATAGAGGGGGAGGTATATATGTATATTATTGTTAAGTCCCCCACCCCAAGACACCCCTCTCCTAATTTCCTCCACCCCTCTCCTAATTTCCTCCACCCCCTCTACCAAACCTACCCACATTCTCCCCAAACCTACCCATATAGTACTTTCTAAAAAACACTACCAAAATATCTCTTTTATTAAGCCTGGGGGGCCTTTTCTTTACCTACCCCCTTCTTTTACACAATTTATCCACAAATTAATAAAATAATATCTTATTTAAAATTTAACTAATATTAGTATATTATTGTAGTTGTCCACAGGGTTATCCACAGGACTGTGTATAAGTAGCACTTGACTTTATTTCCAGATATGCTATAATGAAATCAAATGGGAAATGAAATCTACTTATTAGTCCCAAAAAAAATATTAATATGGCTAAAATTACAGATAGAGAACTAGCGTTTTGTGAAGAATATGTAGCTAATGGATATAAGCAAAAAGCTGCTTATTTAAAATCGTTTGAGACTGAGAATGAAAATTCAGCTAGTGTTTCTGCTCATCGCCTTTTAAGGAAGGTTGAGGTAATTGAGAAGATCAAAGAGATTGAGGGGAACTATAGAATAATTGGTATGGCATTGGGAGTGGATAGGAAATTCATCATGCAGAAATTAAAGGATATGATGTCTGCAACTAAGGAATTAGATATGAAACCTGATAATACCGCAATAAACAATGCAATTAACACCTGGGCAAAGCTCACAGGTGAATTTGAGGCTGAGAAAAAAGCAATTACAATTGACGATAGTAGTGAGTTAAAGAATCCAGATAAAATGACTCCTGAAGAAGTAGCAGAAGAAAAAAAGAAAATATTGAAAGAATTATAACGTATTCTAGGGGCAATATAACTGACTTACACATGTTCTTTTTTAAGACAAAAGTGAGTACGGCGCAATAAAAGTCCCATCCAGTTTTTCGTTTTTGCTGATTAACTATAAAACGATATACCCGAAAGGATGAACATTTTTATATTGCGCCTAGAGTATGAATCTTAAGTTCTTATGAATCCGCTGTAGAAAAAAGATGTGTTTTTAAAAAGCAATCTGCAAGATATTATAGGATCTGAGGAATTTTATTAAATCTGTTATCTTTTTTTTGGTCTTAGCTTTCTTTGTTTTAGGATGCTTATTACCAGAAGAACAAATAGAACAAAATAATGGTTTTTTAGCTGTTACTGTTCTTAAACGACAGGAAATAAAAGCAGTTCAACCTACTGGTGGATTGAAAGAAATAGAGAAGTATGTCATTCCTGATACCAATTATCCCGCTTGGGACATAATCCTGCCTTTGGTCTCCCCAAGAATTACCCAAAATTACCACACATATCATTATGGAATTGATCTTGTTTCTGATTTTAATACTAGCATGTTTGCTGTTTATGAGGGAGTAGTGATTGAAGCTGGTTGGCAGAGTGGATATGGGAATAGAATTGAGATAGATCATGGCAATGGATTTGTTACTACCTACTCGCACTTATCTAAATTTAATATTATTAAAGGAGATGAAGTTCACACGGGGGATATCATCGGGACCATTGGCTCTACTGGAAACTCAACTGGCCCCCATTTACATTTTGAAATAATTTATAACAAAATAAAAATAAATCCCAAATTGTATCTAAACTAAAAAAGGAGTATACTATGAAATGCAAAAAGCATCCAAAGTATCTTGGTAAAAGAAAACCCACTAGTGGTTGTGAAACTTGTATCGAAATTTGGAAAAACAAGAATCCAATCGAGAAGTATAGAGGCCAGGATAAAATAAAAAGTAAACCAATCAGGCTTAATCGTTACGAAATGAAAGTTAAACCTGGTAAAGATTATGCAGAAATGGTATTCTGGGGAGATGTTCACCTTGGACATCCAAAGTGTCAAGAAAAAGATGCGAAAGACATGCTTGAGCATTGCTTGCAAAAAAATATCCCAGTATTACTTATGGGGGATTTGATTGAAAGTGGTACAAGAGAAAGTGTTGGTAGCGGCGTGTATGAACAGTTAATTAATCCTCAAGTTCAAATGGAACAGATGATTGAATGGTTAACACCACTAGCAGAAAAAAATCTAATAATTGGTCTTCATCAGGGTAATCATGAAAATAGAATTACCAACATGACTGGTATTGATGTTTCAAAAGTAATGGCTCGGATACTCAAAGTTCCTTATCTGGGTTATGCCTGTTGGAATTTAATCAAAGTTGGAAAACAAAATTACACAGTCTATTCTAATCATGGTAGTTCTGGTTCTCGTTTTAAACATACCAAGATGAAAGCTGTTATGGATTTGACTGGTTGGTTAGATGCTGACTGTATAGCCATGGGGCATGTTCACTCTGTTGCAAGTGAAGCAATGATAAAACAACAGGTTGACATGCGTAACAAAACTGTAGTAGAAAAGAAATGTTACGTTGTATTAACTGGTAGTTATATTTCCTGGGATGGTACTTACGCCCAGATGAAAAACTTTCCAATAACAAAATTAGGTAGTCCTAAAGCAAAACTATTTGCTGATAGGAAGGAAATTTATTTTAGTTTTTAAATAATAATATATGATTAGTTATTTTAGAAATAAAATTAAAAATTTAGACATCCTTGATATAGGATATATTAAAATTGTTTGTATTCTAATAGGTGCAATTCTTGGTGCTTATATATCAGAGTTTGTTAAAGATAATTTACTTGTCTTTATAACTATAAGTGCAATTTTTTATTGTCATCTATTAATTAGAATTTTTAAAAAATAAAGTATGTCAGATGAAAAGATAAAATTAGCAGCAGAGCTTGCCTTGTCAGCTAAGAGGCGTTCCTCAACAGGTTCATCACAGCTTACAGGAATTGCTTTAGAATTGTTTCTACACAAGAAACCTTTTGAGTTAGAAAGAATAATAAGAGGTGAGGAAGAAGTTGTTGCAGAATTTTCTGAACAAAAATTTTTTGACCCGAATGATATGTAAAAAAATATGTATGATTTAGACTATATACAAAAATTAAAACAAAATAAAACATTACAAGATTTAGAGTGGGCACAGTGTGTAAAAGATCCTTATCATTTTTTAACACATTGGGCCAACACGCTAGATGTTCATGGTAATGATAATGGTATAGATAATTCAGTAAAACCATTTCCAGAAAAAGAACATCTTAAAATACTTGTGGATTTATGGCTGAATAACAAACTTTTACTTGTGCCAAAATCTCGTCAGATGATGATGTCATGGATATTTACAGCTCTTTATTTATGGGACAATCAATTCCATAAAGGAAGATTAACTTTTTTCCAATCAAAGAAAGCTGATGACGCTGACGATTTAATTAAGAGATCAAAATTTATTTGGGATAACGAACCAAATTTTCTTAAAAGATATTATGAAGATGGGAAATTCAAAGAATTAATTTGTAACCCACAACATAATGGACAGCACACATATTGTAGACTCGTGTTTCCAGACATAAATTCAGAAATTAGAGGGATACCAGAGGGTGGTGATGTTATTAGGATGCATACAGCATCAGGAATTTTAGCGGATGAGATGGCTTTCCAGCCCGAAGCTAAATCAGCTTATACTGCGGCCAAGCCAACAATTTCTTCCCAAGGAAGGTTCACAGGAGTCAGCACAGCTGAAGACGGAACTTTTTTTGAAGATCTTGTTTTTGATAAATTAGACGTTTAAATATGTATGATGATGTAAAAAAAGAAGAACTAATAAAAGGAATGAAAGTTTGGAAAAATCCAAAAAATAAATTTCTTGTAGCCATGCTTCATTATACAGCTGACCCAGATAAGGACCCAGAAAGAAATGGAAAAAAATGGTATGATACTGAAAAAGAAGGTGCACTTAAAGTTGTATGGAAGAAAGAATATGAAATTGACTTCACAACAAAATCTGGTAAATTAATTTTTGGACCAGACTTCTGTGATTTCAATCAATCAATTCATTTTATAAATTCTTATGAACTACCAGAACCTTATGAGCTGTTGCTTTCATTAGATTTTGGGCAAAGACATCCTACGGCTGCACTTGTTGGAGCATGGACAATGGATAATACTCTTTACATAATAGATGAGTATTACAAACCAGCAATTCCAAGTATTAGCTCCAAGGATATGTTCAAAGAATTTGAATATTTAATGGGAGACCTTGAAGGAAAATCAATAAGACAAAGAAGAGATGCTTCAATGATAACTTTCACAGAGAGAATTATAGATCCATCTACTATTCCAAAAAATAGAACAAAAGTAAAAGAAGGTGTTGAAATACCATATAGTATTATAGAAGATTTTTGGGATAATGGATGGGATTTTTCACCAGCAGATAATAGTGTTGATGCGAGTATCACTAGAATTAGAGAATATTTCCAGTTAGATTCAAATCAAAAATCACATCTATATATATTCAAAGATAAGTGTCCAAATTTATGTAGAGAATTACTTGGATATAGATATAAGGAGTTAACCGAGTTACAGCAAAGGACTAGAAGCACATCAGAGGAACCAGTAAAGAAGAACGATGATGCTGTCGATGCTCTTAGATACATGGTAATGACAAGACCAAAAACTCCAACATTAAAAGAAGAACCATTAACAAAGATACAAAAAGATATTCAATCATTATTGAGACCAAAAGTTTATACAAATAATTTTGATGATGATGGATTATTATAATTTATTAAATAAGAAAATAGTATGGAAAATGTAAAAGAAAAACAAGAAGTTCTTTTTCAAGGAAGAGTGAAAATCTTTCTAGAAGACTTCAAGAATTTACAAGAAAAACACAATATAGGTGTTAGACCGATTATTACAGCGATTGGACCAGATCTACAACTTACTGATTTGGTTAATCCAGAAGAAAAGAAAACAGAAGAAATTAAAAAAGTATAGCATGAAAATAATTCCAAAGGAAAATATTTTGCTTATAAAGAAGCATAAAAATACTCAGCTCAAAGCTGATATCGCAATAGAAGAAACAGATAATGACAAAAGTTTATTAACAGGAGAAGTCCTATCAAATAATAATGATGATTATCCTGTTGGTATAACTGTAATTTTTGGAAAGTATTCATTATTTGGATTAGTTTTAAAAAGTGAACAGTATTATTTCGTAGATGCCGATGATATAATTGGCACGACAACTTATAAAGAAAAATAATTATGTATAAAGAACTTTTATTTGGTGATGATGCCAGACAAAAAATCACAAAAGGTTTAAATATTGTTTCAAAAGCAGTTGGATCAACCTTGGGCCCAAGAGGTCAAAATGTAATATTTGAAGAAAGCTCATATCCTACAATTACTAAAGATGGCGTTTCAGTTGCCCAGCAAATATTTTTAGAAGACAAATTTGAAAATATGGGAGTAATGCTTACAAGAGAAGCAGCTGAAAATACGAACAGGGAAGCTGGTGATGGTACAACCTCAACAGTTATACTTCTTTCATCAATGGTAAATGAGGCCAATAAATATATAGCGACTGGAATGAATCCTATTCTTATTAAAAGAGGGATGGACAAAACCTTAGTAAGTATATTGGAAGTTTTAAAAAAGAAATCAAAACCAATCAAGACAGACGAAGAGAAATTACAGATAGCAACAATTTCTGCAAACAATGACAAAGAGATTGGTGATATGATTTACAATGTTATTAAGAAAGTTGGAACAGATGGAGTGGTTACAGTTCAGACTACTGGAAATTTAAGAACAGAAGTAGAATATGTACAGGGTACAAAACTTAATTCTGGGTTTCTATCACATGTCTTTATTAATAATCACAAGAAAGTTTCAGCAGAGATGCAGAGCCCATCTATAATTGTAAGTACAGACAATATAACTAATCAGGATCAGCTAGTACCTATTGTAGAAAAATTAGTTTTGAGTGGCAAGAGAAACATGGTTTTACTTGCAAACAACATAGAAGGAAGTGCACTTGCATTCTTGATACAAAATCATTTGCTTGGAAAATTTAGCTGCATACCAGTTAAATTACCATCCTTTGGTGATTATCAAACAGATTTAGTTTATGATCTAGCAGCCTTAACCAACTCTACAGTTTTAGGAATTGAAGATGCAAAGAAAATAGAAGATGGCGAACTAGAAGACTTTGGAACAGCTGAAACTGTTATAGTCGATAGAGATTCTATTGTTATTTCTGGCGGCGTTGGAAATATCAAGAAAAGAATACAAGAAACAAAAACATTCTTGAAAGAAGAGAAAGACATTTATAAGATTGAAAAACTTAAAGATAGATTGGGGCGTTTGACTGGTTCAATTGCGAACATAAAAGTCGGCGGTGCCTCAGAAACAGAACAGATAGAAATAAAATATAGAATAGAAGACGCACTCAATGCAACGAAGTCAGCAATACAAGAAGGTATTGTAGAGGGTGGTGGAGTAGCTTTGCTTAAGGTAAAAAAAGAAGTTGAGAAAATTACTAATGAGCAGGAAGAGTTTAATGCTGGTGCAAAAATTGTTTTAAACTCACTTAGCAAGCCACTTAAAAAAATTGTAGATAACGCTGGAGAGAATGGAGACACTGTTGTAGATAAAGTTTTAGAAACTGGATTAGGATATGATGCCTTAACAGGTGAATATGGAAATCTCTTTAAAATGGGAATCATAGATCCATTTAAAGTTGTAAAAAATGAAATAATTAATGCTGTAGCGACTGCGAGTATTCTTATTACAAGCAACACAGCTATAGCTATCAAGCCAATTAAACCACAAAAAAAAGATGAATAATATATTATTTGTAACTATAATAATTACGCTATTTATAGGAACAATGTTCTTTCTGGCCTACATGAACAATAAAAGAGACAGGTCAGAAAGAGATAGATTGAGAGAAGTAGTTAAGGCAATCAAATCTAAGGATGTAAAAGAATATGATTTAGTGTTGCCGCCAGACGAAGAGGCAGTCCTTGAAGAAGGAAAAGAAAGTGAATTTATTCCATTGGAAGAAGTAGATCCTACAGTATTATTAAAATCACAAAAAAAATAACGTATGGATATAACTAAAATTAAAATTAGAAAAGTATTACCAAAAGAGGGGTTAGTTGGTTTTGTCTCTTTTGTATTAGATAATTGTTTGTATTTAGGAAATGTTGCTATTTTTTCCAGATTAAATAAAGACACATATAGATTGGTCTTTCCAGAAAAAAAAATTAATGATAAAGCTATTTCTTTGTTTCATCCAGTTACAAATGATTTTTACTTTAAGCTAGAAAAAATAGTAAATGAGGAATTCGAAAAAATTGTAGATGAACCAATAATAGAAAAAACACATGAATCTTAAAGATTTAAAAGCACCAGGCTTAAAAGAAAAAGATAAAGGTATAGCTGATTATATAATTAATTTATATAAATCATCCTCGGAAATGTATTTAAAACAACATCGTGATTGGTATATAAATGAAAGATATGCTAGAGGCGAACACTGGATTGTTTACAATAAAAGTTTAAATAAAATTCAATCTTTACCAGTAGTTGAAGGAGACATTCGTAGGACTGTTAATAAAATCAAGTCTCAAATTAGAGGTGTTAAAAATTTTATTAAAAGAAATCAGCCAAGATGGGAAGTTCATCCAACCGATGTCACAGACGAAGCACTAGAAGAAGCAAAGAAGAAAAACAAAATACTTCAAAATGTATATAGAACTAGACAAATACCAGCGTTGTTAACAGATCAAATTGTTAATTCGATTAAATATTCAGTTGGTCTTCTTGAAGGTGGTATTACAAAAAAAGAAGGTAAAGATTATCTTGATTTTTGGATAGATGATACTTTTGATGTAATTTTTGACCCAAGCGCAACGTCTATACAGAATTGTCGTTTCTATATAAAGGCATCTAAGAAACCAGTTTCAACAGTTCAACAACAGTATGATTTAAAAACAGTTGCCTCTGACAATAAAGAAGCCGCATCTGAATATAAAGAATTATTAGAAAATGAAAGATATAACAAAAGTGGAAACAAAGGAAATGATGATTTGGAAACTGTCATTGTTTATGAACTTTGGATGAAATGGTTTGTAGGAACTGAGGTGAAAGTAAGAGTTATTACATGTATAGAAAATACTGTTTTAAGAATATTTGATCCTTCCTATAGAAGATATCCAATTTTTGGATACACACCAGAAAGACTGGCCAATTCTATTTATAATGACGCATGGATTAAAGATTTAATCTCACTTAATAAATCACTAGATAAAACAATTTCACAAGTAGAAGCATATATTCAAAGAATGCTTGCTGGTAAGTTTATGATTAAGCAAGGAGTCGAAGTTTCAAGTATTACAGATAGAGGCGCAGAAAAAATTTACTACAAAGGTTCTACCCCTCCAACTCAGATGAATTTGCAACCATTGCCAGCAGCTCCATTTACATATATGCAAACGCTAGAAAGATTTATTGAAGAACTTGGTGGCGTTCGTGAAGCTAGTCTTGGTAGAGCTCCAACATCATTGCAGTCTGGAAAAGCTATAGAAGCCTTACAGTCAGCAGATGCATTTACTGTAGCTGAACCAATTGAAAATTTAGAATTAATGTTAGCTGAAGTTGGAGAATTTATTTTAGAAGTAATATCAGACCACAACATTAGTTCAGAAGAAATTATAGAAGATGGTGAAAAAATAAAATTCATAGGTGATGTAGAAGAAGCACCAGAAGGTGCCCTTATTGTTAAACCAAGTAAAGTTAAAGTCGTTATTGTTCCAGAAATTGCCTATACAGAAGAAGCTAGAATGGAAAGAATGATGCAACTTGCTAACGCTGGTATAATTGATCCAGAGACAGTTCTTGAAAAATTATCTGTATCAAATATAGGAGATATCGTAGCTAGAATGAAAAAGAATAAAGAAGAACAATTTAAAGAAGAAATGTTAAAACAAAAAGAATCACACAGGACCAGTGGGGACGGACCAGAAGATACAGCTGATTTAGCCGATCAAGAAAATATGGCAATGGCAGCAGGTCAACCACCACCAATGACACCACAAGCTTTATGGAGCCCAGAACATACTGAACTTCACATGGCCTTTATACAGCAAAATCAGGATGCCTATAATCAGAATAAAGAAATATTTGATGAACATATACAGGCAGAGCAAGAATTTAGTGGAGGTCAAGAACCTGAACAACCACAAGAAAATGTACCAAATGTACCAGAGGTACCAATAGAACCGCTACAATAATTAAATTATATATATATGGCAATAAATAAAAGAAATTTTTTAAATCTTATTAAAAAAGGTGTTGGAGCAGCCACTCCTACATATGTTAGAAAAAGCTTAACTCCGACTAGGTCTGTTAAAACAGAATTAACTAAATTAAAAAGTAGTAGCAACATTACAAAATTGGCAACAAAAGCAGGTATCGTCCCTGGACCAAATTATGGCAAAAGAATCAAGTATGCTGAAAATCTTTTTAGTAAAGGAAAGGCAAGAGAAGCTAGATTATATTTACAGGGTGAAGGGCGAAAAATAAAAAAATTAAATGAATAAATAAAAGTTACGCACTCTGTTAAAATTTTTAGTCGAAATTTTTCGGCCACAGAGTTAAAAAAAGGCTAGTTAATTAATTGATACAAACAGTATGTCAGAAGAAATAAAGGAAGTAAAACCAGAGGTAGAGTCTTCCACTCCGCCAGAAAATGCACCTTCTCCAGAAGTAAAATCGGAGGAACCAGAAGCTACTAAGTCAGTAGTTGAGGAACCTGAACCAGTAGAAGCCAATAAAGACAAAGAGCAAATTTCTAATCTAAATACTGCTTTAAAGCAGGAACGGGATGCCCGTAAGGCATCAGATGAGAAAGTTGCTAATCTTGAAACAAATATGAAGGAATCATCCGATACTATCGATCGTCTTAAACAAGTGTTTACTCCCAAAGAGGAGAAAGAGATAAAAGACGAAACCCAATATATGACAGCTGAAAAAGCTGATGAGTTATTCAAACAAAAGTTTGAAGAAAGAACAAAAGAAGATGAAAAAGAAAAACAACTGGGTTTAATTAAAGAAGAAATAAAAACACTTGAAAAAGAATTTGATGGTAAAGAAGGTAAACCTAAATATGATGATCAAGAAATCTTAACTTGGCAGAAAGAACATAATAAACTACATCTTACTCCAAAGGAAGCCTTTGATTCTATGAAGGGCAGCGAGATATTAGATTGGAAAGTGAAAGAAAAACTTTCTAATAAGAAAGAAGTAGCAGAGGTTGAAAAACCAGGTAGTGGTCAAGAGCTTCATGCTCCTGCAGAATTTATACCAACTAACGAAACAGAAACTCGTGAAGCTATATTAGAAGCAATGGAAGCCTCGGAGAAAGAGATCTAATAAATTAATACAAATATGGGACAATCAGTTTCAAACCTAGCGGGTGCTGCGATTAAATGCTAGTCGCCTTGTAGAGTAATCTACATGACAAATCTATTAATATGCGGGAAACTCCTTAGAGCCTTTACTACACCGAATAAAGTGTAAAAACGTAAAGGATTGGACAATCTGCAGGCAAATCTTATGAAAAAACAATGTAAAAATTGTAAAGAGTTCTTTACAACAAAAGATATAAAAAGAAAATTTTGTTCTCAAAAATGTTTTAGAATGTGGAGAAAAGATAAAACGTATGAAAGTCTTTATGGAAAAGATAAAGCTAATAAAATAAAGACAATACAAAGTAAAAAAAGTATAGAACTAGAAACTTATAAAAATGGAATACCTTTTAAAAAAGGACACACTATAAACAACAAAAGAACACCTTGGAATAAAAATAAAATAAATGTACAAAAAGCATGGAATGAAGGATTAATAATGAAAAATTATTATGATGATGAGCAGTATAAAAAGTTTATAGAAGGTTGTATAAAAGGTGGTATAAAGTGTTGTTTAAGTATTTCAAGTTCACAAAAGAGAACAGGAATAGAATTAAAAATAGAAAAAGTATTAAAAGAAATTAATATAAAATTTTTTACACAATATCCTTTATTGGGAATATGTGTTGTAGATTTTTATCTTCCTGATAATCATTTAATAATAGAGGCAGATGGAGATTATTGGCATAACTATCCATATGGTACAATAAAAGACCATAGTCGGGATAAAGAATTAATCAATAATAATTATACTGTATTAAGATTTTGGGAAAGAGATATTAATAATAATATAAAAGATGTTAAAAAAGAAATATTAAGAAAGCTTCAACGACTATAATATAGCTCCTAGTGATAGGATGAATGGATAGTCTGAACTGTATGGAAACATACAGAAGTGGGCAGTAAAAGCCTACGATAACAAAATTGGCGCATTTATGATAAAGTTGTACACGAACAAGTATTTACAAAAAATGTACTATTCAACAATATCTTACGCAACGTAATGCACTCAAATGGTTCAACAACCAAATATTTTTCAACTCATTATGATAGAAATATTGGTTCAGCTGCAGGTAGCGAGACATCAACTTTACCTACTGCTGGAAACCAACAGTATCTACAAATGAGTATTCCGATGAAGTATAATTTTCATACTTTATCAGTTACAGATGTTTCTTTGCAGGCATCAAACAAATCTAAAGAATTTTTAGTAAACGTTTTAGAATCAGAATACACTGGTGCTAAAAACGATATGCAAAGACAGTTGTCAAGACAAGGTTATGGAATTGGCACTGGTGTTATCTGTCGTGTAAACGATGCTTCTCCTGACACTACTCTTACTTTCGATGCACCTTATGCTGGTAAATATCCTACGGATTATTTCAGTGTAGGTGATGCTGTAATGTTTGATTCTACTAATGGTAGTGCCACAAGTGCTGTTTATACTCTAATTTCAGCCATTACTGGTAATTACACAATGACAGTCGCTTCTGCTTCTGGAATTGCAGATAATGATTATGTATACCTAGCTCATTACGATGGTTCAACCGCATCTGTTTCAAATATTAATGCTGAGTTGATGGGTCTTCAAGGACTTATTGATGATGGTACTAATGTTGCTACTTTTGAAGGACAAGCCAGAGGTACTTATAACTGGTGGAAATCTTATGTAAATGATAATTCTACACAAAGATCTTTAACAGAAGAATTAATGCATGATACCTTCTTAGAAGCTAAGAAAAAAGGTAATCCAAAATATATACTAACAAGTTTCGATTTGTTAAGTGCGTATGGACAATTGCTTTCACCAGATCGTAGATATACAGACAAAATGGTATTAAAAGGAGGCTTCACTGGTCTATCATTTAATGATATCCCCGTTGTAGCTGACTACGACGCTCCTTACGATGAAATGTATTTCGTTGATCCTTCAACATTATCAGTTGAAGATCTAGCTCCAATTTCATTCTTGAATGAAGATGGTTCAATCTTAGATAGAAGCGCTACACAGCCTCTATGGCAAGCAACTTTGCGTTATTATGCAAATCTTGCTAATAAAGCTTGTAACAAAAATGCGGTGCTAAGAGACGTAATCAAATAAAATAGTTATGTGATGTACAGGAGAGAGTCGAGCTTCTCTCCTGACATTGCCTAAGTATTCTCTTTCATATCAAGGTCGAGAGAGAGGTCAACTATGAGGTGGGCACTCAAATAATTAAAATTAAAAAAATATGATTAAAGATAGAAATATAGATTTAGAAGCTTTTAGCTTTTATTCAATCTTAAAACCAGACGTAGCAGTAGATTCAATTGTAGCCGCAGAAGATATTTCAGGTGGTGATGTTGCTACTTGTACACTTGCAAAAACAACCTTAGATTATCCAAGAAATTTGCTTTATACCATTACAGATGATTCAGGTTCTGCTACAGAAGGAACATTTGTTGTAGTTGGTTATGATCAATTTGGTAAAGAAGTTACTGAAACAACAGCTGTTACCTATGCAGCAGCAGTATCAGGAACACAAATTTTTGCAGAAATTGTTTCAATCGCACTTACAGCAGTAGATGGTGAAGCAGCATCTGACACAGCCGATGTTGGTGTAAGTATTGAAGCAGATGTTGCTTCATTTGGACTACCAAATAAACTTGGTGCAGTTACTGATGTAAAAGCTGTTAACTTTCTTAATGCAGGTGTTACAGAAATGCAAAATATTGATTCAACTTCAATTGTTGTTGAAAGACATTGCTTTAGACCAGAACAAACAGTTGTAGCTGACGATGATTATATTGTCAGATATAAAAATACGTTTCATAAATAATTAAAATTGTAAATATGAAAATACAAAATAATGGTGAGCCATTTGAGTTAAAATTTGATGGACAAGACATTTCTATCCCAGAGGGATTAAGTCAATCTTTTCCAAAAACAACGGCCTATCACATTCAATTTACCGCTAACAAATGGGGTAAAAATATTAGAATAGTAGACACAGAAGAAGGAGAAAAAGAAGCTATTGCTGAGAATGAAGCAAAAGTTGAAACTCCAGAGGAAACTCCAGAGGAAACTCCAGTTGAAACTCCAGTTGAAACTCCAGAAGAAGCAGGAACAGACAAACCAGTAGAAGAAAATAAATAAATATTTATGAAGACATTAGCACATCGACTAAAGAAATATGATAAATTCTTAAATGTTAGAAAGTTATTAGATGGAACACTTGTTGTATATAGACAAAGTCCATTTTCACATCTTCAGTTTGATGTGCTAACTATTCATAACAAATATTTAGGAAGTTGTAATTGGATTATGAAAAGAATTAGTCAAATGGATCAACAGCGTCACGATATTCATGGTGATGTTGAAAAAAGTAATAAAGAAATAAGATCTGAAAAGAAAGATTCAAGAGTCTCAAGAGAACTTGCAGATTTTATGTTAAAAGATCAAATAGTGATAAATTAAAAATAAATTAAAAATATGTCAAACACATTTAAAAAAGTTAAAGCAATAACACTTCTTAATGCTAAAACATTAGAAGCAGCAGAAGCTGATACACAGGCAGTTGCCGATAGAGTAATAGTTGAAACTTATGAGAGTGATCAACTTAATTTAGTTTGTAAATATCTAACTGGAACCGCAGAAACAAGTAATAATGCATACATAAAAGTATGGGGTTATATTGGTCAGTTTTCTGCTACAACTAATTTTCCTTACGACAATCATTCTGTTGGTACAAATAATTCTGATATTGCAAATGATGAAGATAACTGGATCCAAATTGGAACACATGATATTTCATCAGGCACTGCAACCTTCACAGCCACTTTGTTTAAAGTAGCTGGAGCTGCTGCTGCAACAACATACGATGCTCAATTTGCATTAAATGTAACATTTCCTAAAATAAGAGTATCTGCCTACGAAGATGGTGTTGCAAGTGCAAAAGGAAGATTAACAGTGGTTGCTCTAATCCAATAAAAAAATAATTAAATATAAATATAAAGTTATGCCCTATACAAATAGGTTAAATTCTAACCCAATTCGCTTTACAGCTGATATCGAAATAAGATCTGGAACTTCAAGTACAGCCTCTGCTATTGCTACAGAATATAGTGGAACTTTAGGATATGAACCTGGAGTTGGAACATTATATATATCCACTAGCGGAGTATTGTTTATTCATGATAGTGCTGGTGCAACACAATATAATTGGTCTGCTGTTACAGAAACAGGTCCTAGTGTAAGTCCTAGTATTAGTCAATCCTTGAGTCCTAGTATTAGTCCTTCTTTAAGCACCTCTCCTAGCCTTAGCCCTTCATTGAGTCCATCAATTAGTCCTTCAATAAGCCCAAGTCCTAGTGCTTAAATTATAAAGACAGAATAGTAATAATAAAATTATGGAAATAGAAACAATAATTCAAGGTGGAGCAGTAGGTTTAGTTGTCTTAATGATTTTTTATTCTTTTGCTAAAGATAAAATGCTTAATAAAACACTTAATGATCATTTGAATCATTTTACAGATGCATTAGATCGTAATTCAAAAGTAATAGGAGGAAATACAGAAGTTATTAAAAAGTCTAATAGCACACTAGAAAGGGTAGAAAGATGTTTAGATAATCATAAATAATAATATGAAACTAAGAAGACCCTTAAAATATTGTATAACAACACAACCATTCGGAGTTAATTATGTAAACTTTTACCAAGACCTTGGGATGAAAGGACATAATGGCATAGATTTTAAATGTTATGAAAATGAAGTCTATGCCTCCTTCGATGGGGTAATAAAATATGCAGGAAAATATTCTGATGGCGGCATTGGAATAGAAATAATAAGTGACCACAAAGATAATGATGGTCATTTTAAAGTTATTTATTACCATCTAAAAAGTATTCATGATGGTATTAAAAAAGATAACAGAGTCCTAGGCGGACAACCAATTGGAATATCTGACAATACTGGTAAATACACAACTGGAAATCATCTTCATTGGGGAATTAAAAGATGCAGCGAAACAGGAGCTACTTCTAATTATTACAATGGTTTCCATGGTGCTATTAACCCTGAACCTTTTCTTAAAAAAGGATTTTACAATCTTCCAGTTGATGAAAGATATGGACAGGTTTATTCATTGTTAGAAGAAATAAGAATAAAGATTAAACATCCTTTCTTAAACAAGGAACAATTAAAGGCTATGGTCTATGGATCATATTCTTATTCAGAAGTAATTAATCCAGCCTTAAAACCAATATGGGCAATGTTAATGAAACAAGAATATTTAGGTGGTAAAAAACCTGATTTTAAATTATCAATTTAGAGAAAAATATGAAAGAGAAATTTGCATTCCTTGCAAGTATTAGATTCTGGAAACTTATAATAATAGGTGTCCTTGGAACTCTACAGCTAGAGGGGGTGATTGATGGCGGTTTATTAGAAAACCTAACTTACCTAGTTGAATTTGTATTAGGTGGGTCAATAGCAATAAGAACCATTGATCGTGCTAGTGAAAAAAGTGGTACCAAAAATACTAAATAAAAATTATTAAATAAAAAAAAAGCATGTTAAGTATTATTATTCCAAGTTACAAAGATCCATTTCTTAAAAAAACAATAGAAGATTTGTTACAAAAAGCACAAGGTGAGATAGAAATCATTGCAGTCTTAGATGGATATTGGATTGAACCAAAGTATATAGTCGAAGACGAAAGAGTAAACTATATACATCTTGGTAAAAATGTAGGCATGAGAAGATCAATAAATACAGGTGTTTTAGCCGCAAAAGGTGAATATTTAATGAGAGTAGATGAACATCAAATTTTTTGCCAAGGCTATGATAAAATATTAACCGAAACATGTAAAGATAATTGGATAGTAACACCAAGAAGATTTTTCTTAGATGTAGAAAAATGGGAGATAATGGATCTTCCTCCAGTTGATTTTATGACATTAAGAATTGGAAGAACAGGTAGTGGAGAAAAATTCTCAGGTATTGAAAAACCTGGCAATGATAAAGAGATGATACAAGAATCAATGGCTATGCAAGGTAGTTGTTGGGTAATGAAAAAAAGTTGGTGGGAAAAAGTAATTGGAGAATTACAAAATGAAGGATATGGCCCACTGTATCAAGATAGTCATGAGATGGTATTTAAAACTTGGAAAGCAGGCGGCAAGTTAATGGTTAATAAAAATGCCTGGCACGCCCATAAGCATAGAAGTTTTAAAAGAACTCACAACAATGGTACAAAAGAAAATCCTTCAAACAATGAACAATGTTTTAAATATTCATTAGATGTATGGAGGGATTATTTTGAGAAAGAAATTAAACCAAAGTGGAATAAATAATATGGCATAATTCTAACTGGCTAAGAGATAAACATAAAGCCTTAGACTACAGTATGTCTCCTTGTAATAAATGTAATCAAAATTGTTAAGTATATGAAGAATTTATTAACGTATATAAGTCCTGAAAAAGATTTTAATGAAGAACATAAAAAGTTAGTTAAGATTCAAATTGATAATAGCTTGGCTTTAGGCTGGAAAACAGAGGATATAATTCTTGTAACTAATTTTCCTTATGAATATAATGGTGTAAAAGCAAAAATGATTGGAGATGAAAACTACTGCAATTTTTTTATACCAACAACAAAGGTTCATGCTATTAATGGATTGTTCGAAAATGATTTAATAGAAGATGATTTGTATTGGTATCATGATTTTGATTGTTTTGAACTAAACAATATCATTCAATCGCAAGTTGAATATGAAATCAATACACATGATTTGGGAGTTAGCAATTATTGTCAAAGACCAAGGTTATGTTCTGCTAGTATGTTCTTTAATAATAAAGCAGGTGATATTTTTAAATGGATAAAAGAAGAAACAGATAAAGACAAAATAAATGAAGAAAGAGCTTTGATGAGGGCTTACTATGAAAATGCAAACAATCTAGAAGCTAGGATAAAAATGATAAATACGACTTATGCTTTTCATAAGTTTAACATTCTACCTACTTACAAAACTACAATAAAGCCAATTAGAGCAGCACATTTTCATGTAACTCCAGACAAAATAGATTTTTATATTAATGGAAATAATAAATTAAATAAAGTATTAGTACCAGAAAGACTAATTAAGATATTCAAAATTTATGGACTTAAATGATAGAACAATAGTATATTATACTGCTTCGACAGAAGACCCTATTTTCGAACAAAAAATAATAGAGGATCTAAAAAATAAAGCAGGTAATATCCCAATTATAAGTGTGTCAAGAAAACCATTAGATTTAGGTCAAAATATTTGTATAGGTGAAAAGCCTGTTAGTTATACTAGCGAATGGAAACAATTACTTGTAGGTTTAAAAGCTGCAAAAACAAAATATGTGATTGCGGCAGAAGCAGATTGTATGTATCCGCCAGAATATTTTACATTCACTCCAGAAGAAGAAAACATGATGTATAATTATAAAAATATTTGGATGATCTGGAAAAGACATAACGGCTTTTATAAAAAGCATGGTTATTGTGAGGGTGCTCAAATGTGCGATAGAGAATACTGGATTAAAAGACTTGAACCATTATTGCCTGAAGAATGGATAGTCTATCCAAGAGCTATAGAAAGTTTATTAGTTAGAGAGATATTTCCTACAAGAAGAGAATGGACAGGTGATCCTGTTATTTCATTCAAAACAGGAGATGGTGTTAGTAGTAGAACAACTTTTGATAACAAAAGTAAAACAAAAGAATTACATCCTTGGGGGACTTTAGAGGATGTTAAAAAAATATTTAATAATTAGATAAAAAAGTATGGCAGATTTTAAAATAAATGTAAGACAGTTAAAAGCAAGTGAGGGTTCTCACATTCCTGTCTTAATAAAAATTTTAGAAATATCTGAAGGCCCAGTATTAGAATTGGGCACTGGATTAAATTCAACTCCAGTTATTCACTGGATATGTAACGATCAAGAGCAAAGACATATTGAGTCTTATGAATCGAGTGAAATGTTTTATTTAGCAGCTAGAAATTATCGCTGTGGCCATCATGGTGTTCACAATGTAGAAACATTAGGTGGCTGGGATAAGATAGAGATAGAATCACAACATTGGGGAATGGTATTTATTGATCATGCTCCTGGAAAAAGAAGAAATGTAGAAATGGAAAGAGTTGCAAATAATGCTGACTATGTAGTCGTACATGATACAGAGCCAAGAAGTGATTGGCATTATCATTATTCAAATCACTTTGATAAATATAAGTATCGCTTTGATTACACTAAAGCTTATCCACATACATCAATCTTCAGTAATTTTAAGAATTTAAAAAAATTAAAAGATTTAAAATAATATGAAGATAATTGATGCAGTAAAGAGTTTAGAGGGATACCCCTTTGAGATACCAGATTGTTCAAGAGATGATTTGCCAAAATTCTTTAAAGAAATGGGTTATAAAGTTGGTGCAGAAATTGGAGTTTATAAAGCAGAATACACAGAAAAATTTTGCAAAGAAGGTTTGAAAATTTTCGGAATAGATCCATGGCTTGTTTATAAGAATTATAAAAAACATCCAGATGAACTTGATTATGAAGTTATGTATAATAACTCAAAAAAAATAGTAGAGTCTTGTGGAAGTAAAATAATTAGAAAAACATCAATGGATGCTCTGGAAGATTTTGAAGATGAGAGTTTAGATTTTGTTTATATAGATGGCAATCATTCAATGCCATACATAATCCAGGATATATATGAGTGGAGTAGAAAAGTTAAAAAAGGAGGAGCAATTTCTGGACACGATTATATTTTAAGGGGAAAAGATCCTTATGGATTAAGAACTTGTCATGTTAAATATGCAGTAAATATGATGGCAAAAATTTTAGGAGTTAAAAATTATTTTATTCTTGGTAGCAAAAATCCTAAAGAGGGAGAAACCAGGGATAAGTGGAGATCATGGTTATGGATAAAGAAATAGAAAGAGGGATAATATATTATACGGATAATAATATAGGAGAACCTATATTACCAACATGTCAAAAACAATTATTAAAAGCTAACCTTCCAATTTCTAGCGTCTCTCTAAAGCCAATGGATTTTGGAAATAATATAGTCTTAGAGAACAGATCTCGCAGTTATCCTACTCAAGCTTTGCAAATATTAATGGCATTAGAAGCAAGTAAGGCAAAATATGTATTCTTTTGTGAGCATGATGTTTTATACCATCCTTCACATTTTGATTTTACACCACCAACAGATGATATCTATTATTATAATGTAAATAATTATAGATGGTTATTTAAAAATGATACAGCTATTACTTATGACGAATTAACCTCTTTATCTGGATTGTGTTGTAACAGAGAATTGGCGATAGAACACTATAAATACAGACTTAAAGTTATAGAAGAAAAAGAATTAGATAAAATAAGAAGTCGTGAACCAAGATGGGCAAGAAGATTTGGTTATGAACCTGGAACCAAGAAAAAAAGAAAAGGTGGATTCACAGATGAAGAACATGTCAAGAGACGATCAGAGTTTCCAAATGTGGATATACGACACGATAAAACATTTTCTAGACCAAAAGTTACAAAAGAAAGTTTCAAACACATACCAGATACTTTTAGAGAATTACCTATAGAAGAAATTCCTGGGTGGGATTTAAAAGAAATATTTAAATTTTAAAAATATGTATGATTTATCAATATTAATTCCATCGAGAAATGAAATGTTTCTTTCAAGAACAATTCAAGACATTTTGGAAAACATAGAAGCTAATACTGAAATTATAGTAGTATTAGATGGAGAGTGGGCAAAACCAACAGTTCCACAACACGAAAGAGTAAATATTGTTTATACTGGAAAATCAATTGGGCAAAGAGCAGCAACAAATCTAGCAGCAAAGTTATCTACATCAAAGTATATAATGAAGGTTGATGCTCATTGTTCGTTTGACAAAGGGTTTGATAGAAAGATGCTTGAACATATGCAAGATGATTGGACAATGGTTCCTATTATGAGAAACTTACATGCCTTTGACTGGAAATGTCATAGATGCGGGTGGACAAAATATCAAGGACCAACACCAAAAAAATGTGAAGAATGTGGAACATCAGATAAAGTTAGAAAAGCAATGAGATGGATTGGAAAAGAAAGGCCACAAAGTGTGTCATATTCTTTTGATTCTTCTCCTCATTTTCAATATTTTAATGATTGGAAACACAGACAGCCTTACAAGGATCAATTAAGAGCTACAAATTTAACAGATACAATGTCTTTACAGGGTTCTTGCTTTATGTGTACTCGTGAGAAATATTGGGAATTAAAATTGAGCGATGAAGAACTTGGAAGCTGGGGTAATCAAGGAGTCGAAGTTGCTTGTAAAACCTGGTTATCTGGAGGAAGAGTAGTGGTAAATCATTATACTTGGTATGCTCATATGTTCAGAACACAAGGTGGAGATTTTAGTTTTCCCTATAGAAACAAAGGAAATGATGTACAAAGAACAAAGTCAAATGTAAGAAAACAAGTTTGGCTTGGTAAATTACCAAAACAGAAGTATCCATTATCATGGTTGCTTAAAAAGTTTTGGCCAATTCCAGGATGGACAGAAGAAGATTTAAAAAAAATTAAATAAAAAAGATTAAACTTTCATGGGTGTAATATCTCTAACAGATGTTGAATACATTAATGATTTAAGAAAAGAAGATAGCATAGTAACCAAAGATTCTTTAACTAAAATTTTTAATAGATGATAAAAATAAGCGAAAACCTAGATAAAATAATTACTGACAAGTATGATATTGTGGGTAATACTTTTGTATTGCCTGTTAAAGAGGATATAGAAGATAGAATTGAAGTAGAAATTGGTGACAGTAAGCAAGA